TTTCTATATTTGGCGGGAGGGGAATAACAAAAAGCTTCAGTCTTGCCGCTGCCGCTATCTGGTGGGTATGGACGCGAAGCGATGCCCGCGTTATAGCCACTGGCCCCAAGTTCGACCAGCTTAAAATTACCCTCTGGGCAGAAATACAAAAACTTCTTAATATGTCAATCGTTGGCGACGAAATCAAGTGGTCAAGCGAAAGAATCTACCACATCAATCCCAAGATGCAGTCCTTTGGACAAATCATCACCTCAAAAGACAAAGAAAATATCGCAGGTATTCACGCTACACACGTCCTGTGGCTTATAGATGAAGCATCTAATGTAGATCAAGAACTCGTAAACGCAATCCTCGGCGGCATGAATGACCCCGAGAATAAGTGTATTATGGCCGGGAACCCCACAAAGGCTTCCGGCCCATTCTTTGATACACACAATAAAGACAGAGAACAATGGAAGTGCCTTAGATTCTCATCTGAGGACTCAGCGCGTAAGAACGCGGTGTGGTTCAAGAGAATGCAGAGACATCCGCGTGAATCCGATATGTACCGCGTGTATGTACTCGGATTACCACCTCTCGGGAACCCCAAGTCAGTAATAAGCCTATCAGATTGCCAATCAGCACGCGATAGAACCGTTGAAGCTGGCAATTACCTAGAAATCGGCCTCGATCCTGCCCGAGAAGGTAACGATTTAACTGCTATAGCCATTAGACAGGGCATGAAATTGCTGGAAATACGGGTGTTTGCCAAGACAAAAGCGCCGGAAGTCTGCATGCAAACGCTGAAAATGCTGCGAGAATACAGAAAAAAGACAGGAATTTCGTCAAAAGTACGGGTTAAGGTTGATGAGACGGGATACGGCGGTGGGATTACCGACTATTTGGCCCTGAATGAGACTGATAACATAGAGGTTGTGCCTGTCCTGTTCGGCGGTAAGGGTAATGACGAATATGCCGACTACGCCACGATAATGTGGTTCAACATGGCAGACGTTATAGCTGAAGCGGAACTCCCCGATGATGAAGAATTGATAGAGGAACTGTCTACAAGAGAGTGGAACCCCGCGTCTGCTAACAGAATGCAGGTAGAGTCCAAGGGGAAGTACAAGGAGCGCCTTGGCAGAAGCCCTGACAGAGCAGATGCCTGTATTATGTGCTACGACAAAGGCCCCAAAATGGTGTTCCAGAGGGGGGAAGATGTCGAGCCCGTATCCAAGGACTTCAAGATAGACTGGCAGAACACGAACATCATTAACCCGTCATTTGATGGCATATTAATGATAGAGGTTCTACACTACGCCGCACTTGTGCTGAACTCAGACCTGTCTTTCATGGGGCTCTCAGCAATATATCAGAACTATCTTGATAAATTATGGATATATGAGGAGTTCTATCAGGAGCGCCCGGAACCGGATTCGATTGCCAAGGTAATCTCAATAAAGACAAAACGTGGCTTGTACGACGACGACAGAAATGTTAGAATTATAGGGAACGAACGCATGTTCAGGCAAGACGGCGACAGGAGGCCGTTAGCTGATGTCTTCAGGCAAGAGAACCTTCCAATAAGCGAACCAGTTAGATACGATGAATACGGGGCAATTGCATTAGGCGCAAGGATGTTTAATGATGGGAAAGTCATTATACACAGCGATGCAAAGCGGGCACGTAGCCAGATAAATCTATGGTCTATAAAGAGCGGTAAACCCGATGTGGATAATAGTGGCTTCTGCAAGGCTTTTTTGCTTATATTAAGTGAAGTGAGAAGGCAGAAAAAAGAACTCCCCAAAGAACATAAAATGCCTGACTATCATTCCGTAAAAAAAGAAGAACCGAAAAGGAGAACATCCTGGTGCAGCCGATAGATTTTGTAGTAGAAAAAACCGAACACAAGATCCGATACGAGTATGTTCCTGTAGACGCGGTATTCAATGTGCCGATAATGGACAAGGATGGGAAGCTCCTCGGACGGGCGTGGCTGACACAGAACCTTGAGAATGACTACAATGGGAATGGAAACGATTTTAAAGAAAAGATTGTCCTTGCGGACATAATCATCTACGACCCAGAGGATAGAGGTAAGGGTGTGGGTGATGAACTCATGGGCTTTCTCACTCGTGGTGGGGCATTCAAGCAGATTATAACAGGACTATCTACTAAAGCCGGACGGGAGCTTTGCCTCAAGTGGGGCTTCAAGTACCGGACAATTAAAGACCACAAATTTCTTATCTGGGAGGTAAAAGATGGCGAAGACAATGCGGGGAAAGCGTGATGGGACAGGCCCCTACAAGGGAAGCTATCGTGGTAAAAACAAAGCGGTCGGTATGCGCAAAGCCGCTGGACAGAAATGCCCAAGGGGGAAATGATGCCTTTCAAATCAGAGCAACAGAGGAAATGGATGTACTCCAATAAGCCGAAGATGGCTAAAAAATGGGAAGAACATACACCAAAGGGTAAGAAATTGCCCAAGAGGAAGAAGCGTGGCTAAGATTTGTTTTACCACATTGGTTTCTCCAAACCACTATGCGTGGTATGTTCCGATATTTGTGTATTCGATAAATCGCGCATATCCAGATGCAGCGGTGGAGATTTTTGTAAAAGGCAAACTGAAGCCTGATGTAAGTAATCTCTTGAAGATGTGTAAAAATTACACGGTACATGAGGATATTTTCCTTGATTGCCCTGTAAAGGCTGGCACATGCAATACTCTCCGCTTCCTTGTTCCCCAAGAATATTTCAAAAAGTATGACTACGTTTTTATAAGGGATGTGGATTTCATTACCTTTGCCCATATCCCGACACACTTGAAGTATTACAGGCGAATAATGAAGAGGGGAAATATCCCATACGCAGGACAAGGGGGCGCAAAAAAACGCCCCCACTGCGGCATCACAAAGAACTGGAGCGGGAAATACCAGAGAATTGCACTCGGAACCCTTCTGTTAAAACAACCCGACTTCTGGAACGTCTGTGGGAAAGAACTTGATAAATACAGAGAAAACGTGCAGGCAGACAAGCACGATTCTTTTGATAAGCACCTTCCGTGTTCATACTTTGTCTATGACGAAGTGTGCTTTATACGCATACTGAAAAAGTCCAAGCTACCTACACCAACAAGGCGCGGGTATGATCCAAGCGGAAAAGCAGTAAGCCTTCTTTATCGTGACATTCATCTTGGAGACTTTGAGAACTACAAGCTATGCACATCCAAGGTGTTTAAGAAAAAGCTGCGCGTTGAGAACGTCATTGCGTTTAAAAAGCTTGAGAAAGACAAAACGTGGCAGAAGATAGTCAAGGAATGTTGTCTCAATGATCATGTGGCCCATGTGATAAGCAGACTTAGAAAGCATGTGAAGAAACGCTAATGGTAGAGTTTATCGTCGTTATCCGTGGGCGCAACTGTGAGAAGTACATTGCAAAGTGTCTACACTCACTACAGAAGCAGACGCATACAAACTGGAGGGCGATGGTAGTCCTTGATGCGCCGAAAGACAACTCACCACAGGTGGTGGCCTCAATACAAGACAAACCAGGTGGGCCTATATACTGGCATGTTAATGAAGAACACAAGGGCCTTTGTCATAATATGTATTTCGCTATTAAATGGGCAGCGTCTATACTCCGTCCCAATGACGACACTGTATTTGTAATACTAGATGCCGATGATAAATTGTCACCCACGGCACTTCAAACGGTTGCCCGTGTCTACGAGAAACATCCTAAAACGCTTGTTACTCACGGAAGCTACATTAAGCTGTCCAAGGGAAGAAAAACAAAGGTGAGCAAACCATATCCAAAGAGCGGGAACGTCAGGAAATTGCCGTGGAGGGCATCGCATTTAAAGACGATGAAGTGGAAGGTTCTCAAGCACATCGACTACAAGTGGTTCCAACATAAGGGAAAGTGGCTTGAAGCCGCCAGTGATTTAGCACTCATGTTTCCCGTGATAGAACTCGCTGGATTGAAAAATGTAAGACATATACCAGATCCTATTTATATATGGCGAGACAATAAAAACATGGTGAAGATCCAAAGGAAGTGCGAAAGGATATTGAGGTCAAAATGAGTATGCTATTGGCAGGGCCGTGGTTGGGTGAATTTGGTTGGGAAGTAGCTGTCTGGGCAC